CACAAAACGCTGTAACAGAATTTTTTGATGTATTGAAAAAGAACTCTGGAAAATCAGAAATTAAAAACGCTTGGAACGCAAAACTTGCTGAAAATGGTGTAACTATCACAGACAAAACTTTTGAGCTTCCGCGTAAATTGGTTGACTCAATCAACACAGCTTTGTTAAATACTAACCCAGTATTCCAAGTCTTCCGTGTTACAAATGTCGGCGCTTTGCTTGTATCACGCTCATTTGATTCAGATAATGAAGCACAAGTTCACAAAGACGGACAACAAAAAACAGAGCAGGCAGCTACACTCACTATTGACACTCTTGAACCTGTAATGGTTTATAAATTGCAATCACTCGCTGAACGTGTTAAACGACTTCAAATGTCATATTCTGAACTTTACAACTTGATTGTAGCAGAACTTACACAATCTATTGTAAACAAAATTGTTGACCTTGCTCTTGTTGAGGGAGACGGAACAAACGGTTTTAAATCAATTGACAAAGAAACAGACGCCAAAAAAATCAAAAAGATTACTACAAAAGCTAAAGCGGCTGGCAAAACTCCATTTGCTGACGCTATTGAAGAAGCTGTTGACTTTGTTCGTCCTACTGCTGGTCGTCGTTATTTGATTGTTAAAGCAGAAGACCGTAAAGCTTTGTTAGATGAGTTACGTCAAGCGACCGCTAACGCTCATGTTCGTATTAAAAATGACGATACTGAAATTGCTTCTGAAGTTGGAGTAGATGAAATTATTGTCTACACAGGTTCAAAAGCACTCAAACCTACTGTATTGGTAGACCAAAAATATCACATTGACATGCAAGACCTTACTAAAGTTGATGCCTTCGAATGGAAAACTAATAGCAACATGATTTTGGTTGAAACACTAACAAGCGGACACGTTGAAACTTATAATGCTGGTGCAGTAATTACAGTAGCATAAGAATAAAATGGAGGAAGTGAATGATAGATTATATTAAAGTCTATTGTGGTATTCCGATTTTAGTAACAGCTTATGATAGTAAACTCATCTTATTCCGTTCAATAGCTATTAAGTTGCTAGAAAAAAATGGTATCAAAGCTGACGAAACAAGCGCATTAGTTAAAGACTTTATTGCTTCTTATTGTCGGCTTAATATTGTTGATGAACCAGCAGAACAATGGCGAAATGCTGAAATGAAACGTTTGGCTTCTTTACAAGAGTTAATGTATTATGGAGGCATTTGATGATATTTTCGCAAGTTACATTGCAAGTAGAGACGACTGTTAAGAAGAAGAACGGTGCAGAAGCTAATGTTATAAAGCCTATCGTTTTACCAGCAGTCAAACAGAGAATTAGTCAGACAAGGCTTGATGAGTTTTCTATGATTGGGCTAGGTAAAAACGTAAGATACGAGCTTAACGGAATCGGAGAAATGGAAGACTTGATTTTCAACTATTTCTTGGACGAAAAAGGCGATACTTTCAAGCGGACAACATGGGAAAGAGACCCTAAGAATAATAAGGTGATTTTAGAGGGAGTCGTGAGCAACGGACTATGAGCGAATTTGATTCTTATATAGATTGGTACAACAATTTACTTACAATGCCTCTAAATGACGTTATTTTAGGCGTTAAGGACACGATAGAAGACAAGACGGTATATTTGTCACTTAGTGACTCAAAGGTGCTTAAAATGGATAATACGAGCTTTGTCATGGGTTACTATTATCAAGTTGTTTTATCTGTTAAAGATGTTGACGATGAACTTGTAGGACTAGTCGGAGATGTTTTACGAGACGGTTGGAATATGACGAACTGGTCAGAGAATAGCCATTTGTACAATTATACCGGAACGGTTTATTTGCCTTGTGGTGCAGGTGGTCAACCATGGCAATGAATTTACTTAATACAGCAAGCATAGCTAAAGAAATGCAAACTAAAGTAACGGAACGCATGGGCGATTGGTTTGAAGCAGAGTTTAAGGCAAAAGCTAATGCTGCAGCCCGAAGGACTAGATTAATCAGAAGCCATGGTCATACCTATACTTATGCCAGATATCAAAATACTGGGCAATTGTCAAGTAACTTAAAGCAAGTTAAAAAAGGCGATAAAATAGTAGTAAATGCAGGAACTAGGGCTAATTACACTAGCGGTTATCATGGTATGTATTTCTTAGTTGAAAAAAATGGTATGCAAGACGTTAAAACAACATTGAAAAAAGGCGCTAATTATGCTAATTCAATGAAATTATAAAAGTAGAAAGTGACTTAATTACATTTGATTGAAATTAACAATGATGGTATTTTTAAATGAGTTTAGATAATTTTAGAAATAGAACGATTTTGTGGGACACAGTCAACAAAGACCTTCCCCAGCCAATACAAATAATGCAAGGCGATGTCAATGCTAGAACGTTATTAATTAAAATAGTTGATAACGGAACTGAAATTGATTTAACTGGTCATTCATTAAAACTTACATATCAATATACTAACGATAGCAATTCAGGCTTTATTGTTGTACCTCCTAAGGACTTAATTAAGGGAGAGTTTGTTTTGGTAATTCCTACCGAAATGACAGCGCCAGGAGTTATTGAAGCGAACTTAATACTTCTCAATAAAGACAAAGATCAAGCCATTGTCAGCAAGAATCTTACATTTATATCAGATAGTTCTACTGTTTCTGATTTAGCTCAAGAAGTAAATAATAAGATTGATGATTTTACGAAATTATTATTGGAAAATATGCCACAAGTACTGCATAGTGAGTTGAATGATTTACGTGCTCAAACTGATTCAAATAAGAGCAATATTGAACTTAAAGCCAATCAAACTGATTTAGACAACTTACAGGCTACTGTTGATAAACAAGGTGTTGCAATTTCAACAAAAGCTGAACAATCAGAGTTATCAATCACAAATAAAAATGTAACGACTATTCAAGAAACAGCAAAACAAGCTGAAACTGAAGCCAAAAATGCAATGGCAAAGGCTACCGAAGCACAAGCGAACAGTTTACCACTTAATGGCAATGCGGTCAGTGCAAGCAAACTGGAAACAGCTAGAAAACTTGGAGTAAATCTTCAAGCCTCAGCGTTTCAAAACTTTGACGGGACTGCTGACGCAACTGATATTGGAGTTTCAGGTGTGCTTCCTATTGCAAATGGAGGTACTTCAACAAGTGACGGAGTTATAAATACAACAGCATACGCTAATAGCGCAGACGGTACGGACGGTTTCACAACTGTTTATCCGAATTTGAATTTGTTAGTTAATAGTTCAGCCAAAACCAAAGATGGGTTCTTTAAAAGTTTCGACAAAGTAGAAAACGGCTATGGAGAAGTTACAATAAAGGGAACTAATACATGGTTTGCTAAAAGCTTAAGAGATGGTTTCTCTATTAAGCCTAGAGATTATAAACCCAACGATAAATATACGATGAGTATGGATGTTATGTTCACAAGTTGGAACGCTCCTGCTGGAACAACCATTAGTGGACTTTGGATCGGTCAGAGGTATACTTCTGGTGGAGGAATAGACTCATGGAAGCATATATGTACTATTGATTTACCTAAAAACCCTAGCAAAATGCTGAACCAATGGATAAGAATAACACAAACTTCAACGATACCTCCGTATGAAAACCCTGCTGTTGGTACGCAAGCAGCCATCATGGCTAAATTTACCGGCCCTAGTGAAGGTAGTTTCACGATTAGAGTTAGAAAGCCAAAACTAGAACAAGGTTCAACTGCTACTCCTTGGATGCCCTCATCTAGCGAAGTAACAACTGCTGACTGGCCAAAGTATATTGGCTATAGTAATACCCTTAAAATTAATAAAGTTCCAACTGACTTTACTTGGTTTCCCATTGCAGATACAGATTTATCATCTCTTTTTGTCCATAAATTAGGTGACGAATCAATTGAAAGTATATCTGTCAGTGGCTCGTTTTCTTCTAAAATTGTTTCTAGAAAAATTGAATCATCAACAATCAAGCATACCTTTGTAAGAACAGGAAATACAGTTACACTTACTACAGAAACCAAATCAGTTATTGATCCAACTATCTCGTATGATATCCCACCTGGATATAGACCATTCAATGATGGCACTGACCCTATTTATGAACAGGTATTGTCCGGAGGGAAAAGTGCAACCATTAGTTCTTCCGACGCAAAATGGCAACCTCGTGCATCTAGTGGTTTAGATGCAAGATCAGTTGGAACGACTAGTTGGCCAACAAGTGATAGTTTCCCAGTGAAGTTTCCAATTAATAGATATAAACCATATATTGGTCAAGATGGGGCAAAAGTAGGTAACGAATATTGGTTATTTGGTGGGTCATCGCCAGACCATAGGTCAACAGATTACATCCACAGGATCGATCCCACAAGTTTTAAAGAGATTGGGGTAATTAAGCACAATCTTGGACATGCTAACGGCGTTGATTATCGCGATAATGCATTACTTGTCTTTAATGGTAGTGCATATCCACCAGAGATTAATTTATATAAAAACCCAGATAACGAAAAGACTGAGTTAAGAGTAAATGATCATGCAAACACTCAGATTATATTTAAAGAAGGTGGCAAGCGACTTCCTGGTGATGGTTCTGCATGTTTTGGCGTTGATAAAAAGACTGTTTATTATTCTTATACTACTGGCAGAAAACAAGTTGTAATTTTAAAAATTTTACTAGGTCTTGGCAACAATGATTTATCTGATAAAACTACTGATAAGTCTGATAACAAACATTGGGGTAGTTTCGTAAGTGGCAAAAGCAGTGATGATTACAATGGCACTGCTCAAGTAATTGCGTCTTATACTGGTGACATTTTAGGGGATAATCAGCCTCAAGGAATGGCGTTTAACGGAGATTTATATTTAGGCGTATCTATGCATGAACCAAAAGCTTATCAATTACGCCTACTTGATAACGGTAGATTTAAAGTCGTAGACATGTATAATGCAGAAACGACTGATGATGAAAATAGGGTCATTCCTTTAGAACCAGAAATTACACTTATTGATCCGGTAAAACGACGCTTATTTATTGGCTCAAGTAGTGCAACTGATAAAAGTCTATCAAACGTAGCCGAATTTACTTTATATTAAAGGTGCTTTTAACATCACTTTTATGAATAACGCGTTTAACTTAACTTAGTAGACTTTATATCTACTAAAAAAATAAAAAGGAAAATAGAAAATGAAATTAGATTATAACTCACGTGAGATTTTCTTTGGTAATGAAGCTCTAATCGTAGCCGATATGGCCAAGGGAAGTAACGGAAAACCAGTTTTCACTAACCATAAAATTGTAACTGGTTTGGTATCAGTTAGCGAAATGGAAGACCAAGCGGAAACTAAAAGCTTTCCAGCTGATGACGTGCCAGACCATGGAGTAAAAAAAGGTGCTACCTTGCTTCAAGGTGAAATGGTATTTATTCAAACAGACCAAGCACTTAAAGAGGATATCTTAGGTCAACAACGAACAGCAAATGGCTTAGGTTGGTCTCCTACTGGTAATTGGAAAACTAAATGCGTCCAGTACCTTATTAAAGGTCGCAAGCGTGATAAAGTTACAGGAGAATTTATTGACGGTTACCGTGTAGTCGTTTATCCAAATTTGCGACCAACATCAGAAGCTACAAAAGAATCAGAAACAGATTCAGTAGACGGTGTAGACCCTATCCAATGGACTTTAGCAGTACAAGCAACTGATTCGGATATTTATTTAAATGGCGATAAAAAAGTTCCTGCTATTGAATACGAAATTTGGGGAGAACAAGCAAAAGATTTTGTAAAGAAAATGGAAAGTGGACTGTTCATCATGCAACCTGATACGGAACTTGCTGGCGCTGTTACGTTAATTCCTCCAGTTCTTCCAAACGTTCAAACTAAAACCAAAGGGCGTAATGACGGAACAATTGCTTTACCAGCTTTTTTGAAAAACTCTAAAGGGCAAGATGTAAAAGTAACTTCGACAATTAGAGATGTGCATGGAAATCAGGCAACCAACAATGCGCTTGCTCCTGACACTTATATCGCTAACTTCTCCGCCGAGGGCTATCCAGATACCAAGGCAGGTTTTGCTGTAACTGACAAACCCTAGTGTGCCCGACGGGGCTCACCACGTAGCCTTTGCATATAGCAAAGATGGAAGAGATAGATTCACGACCGTTTATCCCAACTTGAACTTGTTAGACGGTACTAGAGATTTCAGCGGAAATTGGGCTAATGCAGGTAGTTGGCAAAATGACGGAACGCATGAAGGGCGAACTGTTAAGAAAACAACAACTCAATGGAATGGTATTTATAAAACATTTACTGCACCTAAAGACGGAACATATACATTCTCAGCTGATGTAAAAGGGTCTGGCGGTAAGTCAAATATGTATAGATACGTTTCCGTAAATGGTGGGGGATCAAATACTTTAGT